GGTCATGTGATCGTGAATTTCAGGGGTGGGTGAAAGCCTGCCCCTTTTTTCAAGCGCAGCACCCACACAAGGAGTTTTCCATGTTGATCCAGTCCCTTATCAAGCGCAAAAACGGCACCCGCGTTCTACTGGCCGCCATCTACCACTTTGTCCCGGAAGACAAGAGCCTCAAGCCGGGCACGCCGGAGTTCATGGAGGCAGACCACGTTGCCAACGTGACCAACCAGCGCGACATGGCCAAGCTGCTTGCCATCCCCGAAGGCTATGCCGTGTACATCAAGGATGAGGACGCCGACGAGCCGGCGAAAGTGACCAAGCCGGCAGAGGTGGTCAAGGACGAGCCCAAGGATGAGCCCAAGGACGAAGAAGTTGATCAGGGCGGCAACGCGGGCGGGGAAGGTGAAAAATCCGACAACACCACCGCCACCGCCACCGACAACACCGACAACACCGACGACACCGCCGATCAAGACTCCAACCGCGCCAATCTGGCTGCGGAATATGAAACTCTGGCCGGCAAGAAGCCGCATGGAAAGTGGAATGCGACCCGCATTGCACAGGAAATTGCGGACCTGAAAGCGGCGCAGTAATCCACCAACAGAGAGGTAGAGCATGGGAACCGTAACCGGACAAAACCTGATTGATCGTGCCAACGATATCGTCCAAGACACGACCAATATCCGCTGGCCTGTTGCGGAATTGCTGCGCTGGCTCAACGATGGACAGCGCGAAATCGTCCTGTTCCGTCCGGATGCGTGCGTTACCACCCAGGCTGTACAACTCGTTGCCAACTCCACCAAGCAGGATTTGCCCGCCTTGGGCATCCGCTTGCTGGATGTCACGCGCAACATGGGCGCGGCCGGCAGCACGCCAGGCCGCGCCATCCGCCTTGTCTCGCGCGAAGTGCTGGACTCGCAGGTTCCGGACTGGCACAGCAGCACCGCGGCAGCCGAGGTCAAGCATTACATCTTCGATCCGAAAGTGCCGAAGGTGTTTTGGGTGTATCCGCGCCCGGCGACTGCGTTCTACATCGAGGTTCAGTTCTCGTCCGCGCCAACCGACCTGGTAAGCGCCGCCAGCACCATTGTCCTTGATGACGTGTATTCCAATGCGCTGCTGGATTACATGCTCTATCGCGCCTACAGCAAGGATGCCGAGTTCGCACAGAACGGCGGACTGGCCAGCGCCCACTACCAGGCATTCCAGAACTCGCTTGGCATCCGCACCCAGGCGGATATGGCGGTGAATCCGAACGCCAAACTCGGCCGGGATCAACAGGCATGACCGCCTTTGCCGACCTTTACCGCCTGGTCCTGCCGTTCGCCAAGGGCGCATCGGACCCGGCCATGGACAACGCGCTGCGCAATGCGGCCATCGAGTTCTGCCAGCGCACGCGCGTATGGCAGGCCATGGCTACCCCGGTAAGCGCCGTGGCCGAGCAATCGACCTACGACATTCCGGCGCCGGAAAATGCGGCCGTGGTCAAGGTCTTGAGCATGTCCCACGACAAGTGCCCGGTAGAACCCAAGAGCGCCGATGAATTGGACATGCTCAATGCGGATTGGAATGCCTTGACCGGGAAGCCGGCCTACTTCACGCAAATGACGCCCGGCGAAGTCATCCTGGTCCCGATGCCGGACACGACCGGCGTCAACAACGTGCAGATGCGCGTGGCGTACAAGCCGACCATCGACGCGGCCGATCTGCCGGACGTATTGGGCGAACACTATGCGCGCGACATTGCCCACGGCGCCCTGGCGCAACTGCTGCTGGAGCCCGGCGAGCGCTACCTGAACCCGACCATGGCCGCGGCTTATGCCTCCATGTTTGAAAACAGGATCATCGAGGTCAACATCCAGGTATCGAAGGCATTTAGCCGCGCGCCGGTCCGCGTGCGTGGCAACTTCATGTAAGGAAGTCCTGTGGCTGCAATCGTCCTGCGCAAGTTCTCGGGCATGGCGCCGAGCGCGAACCCGAAGCACATCGCGGAAGGCATGGCGACCTACGCGAAGAATCTCAACCTGCGCTTCAACGACTTCCGGCCTATGCCGGCGCCGACAAACGCAGCAACCGTTACCGCTGGCGGCACCCTCTACAAGTTCGACGGCAGCGCTACCTTCATCACGAAAACCGGCACCGTTTCGTTCGTTCGCGGTCCGATTGCAACCGACATCACCGAGCGCACCTACTACACAGGCGACGGCGCACCGAAAGTGATGGATATCACGCTGGCTTCACGCCAGCTTGGCGTACCGACGCCGGCCACCGCGCCGACCACGGCCGTCAACCAGGTGGACGAATACAGCGAGGCCGACGAAGCCGCGGCAAAGACATCGCTCGAAACCACGTTCGTCAATAGCGTGGTCAACAACCAGGTATGGACCTATGACGGCGTGACCTCGGCCAACCTGTCCGGCCTGGTAGCGACTTCCTACGGCGCCTGGGACTTCCATTTCGTGATCGCCGGCACGCTCACCAGCGGCACCTTCACGCCGACCAATGCCGCGCATCGCAACCTGCTGGACCCGCGCCTTGGCTACTACCTCAGTACCGTAGGCGCCACCACGACCGCGCGTGTACCGCTGCGCATTCGTGGCGCTCGCCTGTCCTTTGGCGCCGGCATGCAGACCGCCATCGCCGCACTGGCCAACCCGAAGACCGGCGCCGCCCTGCTCACGTCCGCGCAAGTCACGTCTGCCGTCACCGCCATCAACGATCTGATCAAGGACGCCGATAGCAAGTTCACCACCGAAAGCCAGGTCAAGCTCACCAACCTGAAGGACGAGTTCATTGCGCTGGCCAACAGCGCCGACACCATCGCCAATGCGGACGCGGATGCCGTCAAGGCGTTCTATGCGCGTGCCGATGTGACCAGTGCCATCACGCAGGCCAAGACCACGGCAGCAACGTCGATCCTCAATGCCGTTATCACCTTCAATACGATTGACATAGATACCTGACATGGCGAACGACAACCTTGCTACCAAAACGAATGCGCAGATTGTTGCCATTCTCAACAACTACATCGTTACCGATGCGGATGGTTCGCAACGCCTGAAAGACAGCGAGCTGATGGCCTATCTGTCCGAGCAGTTCGGCTATTACACCAATTCGCAGACCAACGCCATCACGAAGGACGGCCGCGCCTACGAAATCGTCAATGCACTCAAGCGCATCATCAACCGCGAAAACTGGCAGAGCAACCCGGCCTATCCGCGCGTAGGCGCCAACACCAGCGCGACGGCACGCTCCAGGCTGATCCAGATCCAGTCCGAAATGATCGCGGAGGCGCAAGCCTTCGAGTCCCGCTACCGGCAAGTGGCTGCCGGCTTGTCCGCGCGTGCGAAATCGATCTACAGCACCGTGGTAGCGCCGCAGATCCCCGCCGGCGACGAACTGATTACCGAAGCGCGCACCTACATCTACACCTACGTGACCGATTGGGGTGAGGAATCGGCGCCTTCGCCCGCCGCGGATGTGAAGGAGCTGAACAATTCGGACACCATGGCCATTACCATCCCGGCGCCGCCCACCGGGCGCAAGATCGTGGCCGTTCGCCTGTACCGCAGCGCCACCGGCACGCAGTCTTCTGCCTACCAGTTCCAGGGCGAATATCCGGCATCGGTCCTGGCCTACAGCGCCCGCCCGCTGCTGACCACGCAAACCATCGTCACGGACGACAAGAAGCAGGAGTTTTTGGGCGAAGTGTGCCCGACCTTCGGATGGATCGAGCCGCCCGCCGGCTTGACCGGACTGGTGGCCATGCCCAACGGCGTGATGTTGGGCTTCAGTGGTCGCACCCTGCATGCATGCGAGCCCTATGCACCGTATGCCTGGCCGGCAAAGTACGATATCCCCCTGGATTTCGATATCGTCGGCATCGTGGTCTTCGGCCAGTCGGCTTTCGTGGCCACCAAGGGCACGCCCTACATTGTCTCCGGCGCCGATTCGGCAACCCTGTCCGCCGAGAAGATTGCCGCCAACCAGGCCGGCGTATCGATGCGCTCCATGGTCGCCGTAGGCGGCTCCGTCATCTATGCCACACCGGACGGCATAGCGATCATGGAAAACGGCCAGGTAACAGTGGTTACGGAGGGCATTCTGTCCAAGGAGAAGTGGCAGGAGTACAACCCGGCGTCGATTCGCGCTGCCGAGTTCGAGGGCCGCTACTATGCCTTTTACACCAAGGCCGACACCACCAAGGGCTGTCTTGTCCTGGATTACCAGTCGCGCACCCTGATTGACATGGACCAGGCCGCGGATGCGGTCTTTTCCGACCGCTCCACCGATACCCTGTATCTGCTCGATGGCACGGCGGTCAAGAACGTGTTTCCGGCAGCCGGCAGTAACCGCACCGGCATTTGGAAATCCGGCGTGCGCGACATGGGCGCTCCGGTCCCCATGGCCTGGCTGCACGTCGATTCGACGTTCCTCAATGGCGCTACGCCAGTCGATGCCACCGTGCGCATCTATGGCGATGGCGTGCTGCGCCATGCCGCCGTGGTATCCAACACCCGCCCGGTTCGCCTGCCTTCCGGACGCTACACCGAATGGCAAGTCGAAGTTGAATCGAGCGCGCCTATTTCCAGCGTCGTACTGGCATCGACCACTGACGAACTCAAGGCCGCGTAATGTCCACTCCCATTGATAACGAGCGCAATCCACCGGCAGCCGAGCCGGCGCAACTGCCAGCCCTGCCGGCGACAAGCGATTCGTTTCTGCTGAAGGTCAAGATCATCCTTGACAGCATGCTTGGGCGCACCGGCTCGCAGTACGACCGAGTTGTGACCTGGCGCGACTTGTGGAACCTGGGCTTTTCCTTCAATGGCGGCAATGTCGGCGTAGGTATCGGCATCGACCAGGGGCAGACCAGCAGCGCCGGGCAACTTCCCGCTCACATCCTGGACGAACTGGCACGCCAGTTCGAGCGGGAGTTGCGCAACAGCCCGAGTTACAAGCTGCTGACGACCAAGATCGGCACGCTGGAGGATCTAGCCGCCTATCCGGAAGAACTGCGCCAGCTTGTGGCCTCCAACATCCTGGAAGTGGCAAGGCAGCGTCAAGCCGATATCGTATCGACGGAAAGCCGCCTGCAATCGCTGGAAACCTCGATGGCCTCGCGCATGGTGGAACTGACTTCTTCCATCGGGGAAGCCAGCGCCGGCCTGCGGGAAGTCGATTTCACCTATTCCACCCGCACGCTCGCGCTGTCGAAGAAAATCACGACCGTATCGGCACGCTTAGACAGTGCTGGCGGGGAAGGCGTCACGCTTGAGCAGCAACTGTCCGCGCAAGCCACCACGAACGGCCAACTGCTTGGGCAATACACGCTGCGCATCAATGCTGGCGGCAAGATTTCCGGCTTTGGCCTGGCCAGCACGGAAACCAGTTCGGAGTTCGTGATTTTGGCCGACAAGTTCGGCATTTTCACCAACAGTGGCGATGTGATGCCGTTCGGCGTGGACGGAACTGGTGTGTACATGAACACCAATGTCCGCATCAACGGCAGCGCGCTAATCAATGGCACGGTAGCGATCAAGGATGTCAGCGGCAATACCATCCTGTCCGCCGGCACGCCGCTGGACTGGACCAAGATCGGTGCACTGACCGATATCACGAACCTGTTCCCGGACATTCTTTTCACGTCCACCGCGTGGCCAGCGTCGTCCACGAACTTTACGGTATCGACGGCGCCGACCGGCACCATCCCAGCAACCAAGGTTCTCCGGTTCAACGACATCGCCATTACCGCACCGTCGAACACCTCCGAAGTGGCGCGCTACACCATGCCCACGGCCATGCGCGTGCAGGTTACGCCTGGTGAAAAGCTGTATGTGTCGTACTACCTGCAATCGAAAGCGACCGCCACCGGCACCGCTAACATGGGCTTGCGATTCGTGGACGCAGCGGGCGCGTTCATTTCAGACTCAATCGGGCCGGGCGCGATTGCCTTGCCCGTTGCAAGCCCGACGAAATACGCCTGGTCATCTACGGTCCCGGCCAATGCCGCGCAGGCGTTCATCATCTACTTCCGGCGCGCAACCGCCGTCAGCACCGAAGCCTCCGGATGGGTGGAATATGGTCTGTGCCGGGTATCCCGCACCGAGGATGGGGCCACCGTGGGCGCCGATTGGGCAACCAATGTCACCGGCATCCCCTACGACACCGTTTATAACAATGATGATTCGGTAGCGCTTGGCTACAACCCGACCTTTTCCGCCTGGGCCGGCACCTTCCCGGATGGGTGGATTGATTATTCGTCGTCGTCCGCGCTGATTGCCAAGGAAACGGTCATCAAGCGGACCGGGCTGTATTCGGTCAAGTTCACCGTGGGCGCCGCCGATGACGCCGGCATGAGCCGCGAGGTAACGTGGACGGCCTCGCCCATGCCAGTGGGCACCTTCATTGCCGGATCGTTCGATGCGTATATTTCGAGCATTGTCGGGACAGGCGTGCCTGGCATCCGCGTGCAATTCTTCACGTCCGCCGACCTGACAACCTCGAACTCCACCAATGTCATTCTGCCGTCAACGGCTACCGGCACCTGGCAGCGCGTACCCTTCACGGCGCGCGTGCCTGCCGGTATCCGCATCTACGGAATGCGCATCTATGTGATGGCGTCGTATTCTGGCTTCAGCGCCGGGCGCTTCCAGGGCACGGTTATTTTCGACAACCTGCGCTTTGCGTTCTTCGATAGTTCGGTGGATACCACCACGATTTCCCTGAACAATGATGGCACGCTCAACGGCGGCGGCGGCGGACAAGTCACGATTACCGGGCTTGGCTACGCCGGCTCGCTCAATGCCGGGGTGAACGCGCCGGGCCTGGGCATCAAGCTCAACTATTCGGCATTTTCGACCGCCAACTCGGGCGAAGTCTATCTGCATGGCTTCGACATTGACGGCAATGCGGCCAACGTCGATGGCTATGTCATGTATGACGGCGTGCGGATAACGGTCCCGCGTGCCTATCTCGATCCGAACGTGGCCGGTTCATTCTATATCCTGCTGGACAAGGCCGGGCGCAACCTGTGGAACTCGCGCTCCACCGCATTGGCGCAGAAGAACAACGGCGTCTGGACCTGGCGCTTCGCGGGCACCACCGGCACCGTCACGATTGATTCGGACATCCTGGTCATTGGCTCTGTGGTTAGCGCCGGCACAGAGAGCATTTCTCATGGCGCGGTCTGGACCGAAGCGCTGCTGCCCGGCGTGGTCCCGGAAACCAATGCGACGGTAGGGGCAACCTTCGGGGATTCCAGTGGCGCAGGCAGCAATATTTCGGGCCAGATCACCACGGGTAACGTATCGACCTACATTGCAGCGGGCGCGATTGGCAATGCCTACATCGGCAACTTCATCCAGTCCACCAACTTCAACGGCACCATTGACGCCTCGGGCGCGATCACCGCCAACGGCACCACCGGATGGGCGATCAGCAAGTCCGGCACCTTCGTCTGTCACTCGATTACGGCGCGTGGCTCTATCTCCGGCGGCGCAATCTCCAGTTGGGCATGGCCGGCGGCAGGATCGAGCGGCTTCTATCTTGGGCCTAACGGTCTGTTGATCGGCAACTTCAATGATGGCAAGTGGTTCCGTGCCGCCGTGGATGGCACGCTGTCCATGCCGGGCTTGTCGGTGGCCGATGGCGTGCTGACCATCAGCCAGGCGAACGTAATCAACACGCTTAATGTCGGCAGCAACCAGATAACGGTTCCGAGTTCGATCACCAGCACGACCAATACCGCGAACTTCACGCTCAACACCTGGGTAACTGTGTTGACGCTGACCGTGGACTTCGGTACGGTTTCGCCTCCCTATGTGCATGTCAACGCGCTGGCGAACCTGTTGCCGACCGGCGCAGGCGGCAATACGACTATGCAGCTCCGGTTCCTGCTGGACGGCACAACGCCGGGCGGGTTCACGTCCTCAATCTCAGTGGCGAACGGTTTCGGCGTGGCCTTGCCACACTCCGACACCTTCCAGAATCCAGGAACAGGCACGCATACGTTCCAGCTTCAGATTAACAACGGTAACGGGACCACGTATTACGGCGCCGGCCGCACGATGTCCCTGATAGGGGCAAAGCGATAATGGAAAACATATCTTTTGTGGTGTACATCCCCGAGTCCGGGGAAATTGTCGCGCACGGCACCTGTGCCGATTCGGTTGTTGAGGCGCAGGCACAAGCGGAAGGACAGATTTCCATGTCGGCCGAGGCGGGATGTTCCGGCGATAGTCACTATGTTGTCGATGGCGTCGTCACCGAACGCCCGGCCAATCCGGCAACCCTCAACGGCATGACGCTGGCCAACCTGCCGGTCCCCTGCACGATCCGCATCAACAGTGCGGAATACCCCTGCAATGACACCACTGCCGAACTGACGTTCGACTATCCCGCTACCTATGCGATCCGGGTCATGGCGTTCCCGTACCTGGATGCGTCTTTCGAGGTCACTGTATGAAGATCCACCACACCGAAGACTACGCCAAGCTGCGCCGCGCAGCCTACCCGCCCATGGAAGAATTTGCCGATGCGATGTACTGGAAGGAAAAGGGCGATAACGGTCCCTGGCTGGCTTACGTGGCAAAGGTTGACGCCGTGAAAAACCGATTCAAGAAGGCCGCTGAGGCAAAAAGCCCGCAGCCGCCCATTCCTGTTGGACGGCAACCCGCGTAAAATTTGCGCGAAGGCAACGGGGATGCGATGCGCAAACTGATCTACGACCAAACCGAGCGGGTAGTCGCCTTTATGAAGGCTCACATGCCGTATGCGCCCGCTTGGGCGAGCGACATCGAGGCCATCGGCATGGAAGACGAGCATGGACGGTTGATTGCCGGCGTCTGTTACGAGAACTTTACAGCTTCCGACGTGAATATGCATATTGTCGGACTCGGCGCCAACTGGATGACCCGTGAAGCCGTGGTGAAAGCCTTCCATTACCCGTTCAACGTGCGCGGCTTGCGGCGTGTAACGAGCCTGGTGGCGAAGAAGAATACCCGTTCTATCCGCCTGAACATGCATCTTGGCTTCACGATGGAAGGCGTCAAGCGCAATGCGCTCAAGGATGACGACTTGATTATTTTTGGCATGACCCGAGAAGACTGCCGCTTTATCCGGAAGGAAAAACCATGATCCTGCGCCCTGAACAAATCCGCCTGCTGCGCCTGGGCATGCCGTCCATTCCGGCCAATGGTGGTGGCGACGCGCCCGAGGCCGATCCGAATGTCGGCATTGCGGCCATGAAAAGCGCCGAAATGGGCGAAAAGTGGTACGAGTTCGCCTCCAAGATCTATGAGGAAAGCAAGCCGCGCCAGGCGCAGATGGACGGCCTCACGACCGAGCTTGCACGGCAGGGCCTTTCCACGTCACGCTTTAACGACGAGAAGGCGCGCGGAATGTGGGAGCGGTACGAATCGACCGTGGTCCCGATGGAAGATGACTTCTTCGCGGAAGCGCGCCGCGCAGGATCGGCTGCCGAGCAGGACAAGGCAGCCGGCGAGGCCAGCACCGATGTCCGCGCCGCGACACAGACCGCCCGCGAAGGCACCGCCCGCGCGATGATGCGCATGGGCGTGCGACCGGACAGCGGACGCTTTGCGCAAGCCAATGTGGAGCAGGACGCACAGACGGCGCTGCTGGACTCGGCCGCGCGCAACACCGCGCGCACCACTGAGCGCAGCCGCGGCAGCCAACTGCGGGCCGGCGCCGTGCAAGTGGGGAAGGGCATGCCGATCACGGCCGGCGGCACCTTTGGCGTGAGTCAGAATGCCGGTACAGGCGCAACCGGCGCATTGCTCAGTGGCGGCAACATGGAAGCGGCGCGCACCGGGATTATGACCTCCGGCATGCAGGGCGCCATGCAGGGCTACAACCAACAGGCCGGCATCTTGAACCAGGACTACTCGAACCGCCTGAAAGCCTGGGACGCCGAGCAGCATTCCGATGATGCGTTTTGGGGCGCCGTGGGTTCCCTGGGCGGCGCCGCATTGGGCAAATGGTCCGACCGCCGGCTCAAGCAGAACATCGAGCGTGTGGGCACCCTGCCTAATGGCCTTGCCTGGTACGCCTTCGATTACGTATGGGGCGGCGAGCGCCAGCATGGCGTGATGGCCGACGAGGTTGAGAAGGTCATGCCGGAAGCTGTGATGACGCACGGAAACGGTTATAAACTGGTCAATTATTCACTCCTGGGGGTTCAATAATGCGTGGCGCTGGAGCATTTGCAGAAGGAATCGCACGCGGCTATGCACTTGGCCGCCAGTTGAAAAAGGACGGCGAGGAAGACAAGTTCAAGGAGGACTTGAAAGCCGCGCGAGAGGGCGTGCAAACCGAGCGCGCCAAGATGGTGGAGGACTCCATCAATCCGGTCCTGGGCGAAAGCCAGGAGAGCGCAGACGCGCAGAAGAACATCGAAACCCTGGCAGCCGAGAACGGCACCGATGCCATCGGCGTGCTGACAGGCGCCGTGCCGAATCTGTCCCCGGAAGAAGCGGCCAAGATGCCGGTTGACCGCCCGACCGATCATTACGCGGTCAAGGGCGTGGCCAATCAGCAGTTCAAGACCCTGGGCGAAGCGAAATCGACTGCCGAGCAGCGCGCGCCGGACTTCCATACGCTCTATGCACAGCGCGTCAAGGACATGCTGGTATCGCGCTATACCGAAACCGGCGAACTGGACAAGGCGATGGCGGCCGAGAAGTGGGCCGACGACGCCAGGGGTAAGTTCTACCTGGGCCAGAGTGCACAGGTATTCGCAGCGCTGAACAATGGCGACGCCATTGCGCTCAACGACGCCTATCAGAAGATCAATTCCGTCTATGGCAATGGCCGCACGGACGTTACCGCCGAGTTCGACCGGGCCGACCCGAGCAAGATCGTCTTGACCTATACCGACGAGCGCACCGGTCAGAAGCAGCAGGCGCTGATGACCAAGGACGATGTAGCGCGCCAGTTCCTGCACCAGTTCAACCCGGAAAAGGGGCTCGAATATCACATGAGCGAACTGAAGGCCAAGGAAGCCGCCAAGGCCAAGGCAGCGCAGGACGCCAAGGATCATCAGCAGCGCCTGGAAGTGGAGGCGGTCAAGCACGACTACGCCAAGAAGCTGGAAGACTACAAGAATGGCGGTGGCGAGGGCGGACCTGGCGCGCGCAGCAAGACCAGCGCCAAAGCGGCGGCCGATCTGGATAAAGCCGTGGGCAATGCGGCGAAGTCCTCGCAGGACTACATTGCCGGCGACTATGACGCCAAGATCAAGGCATTGCAGAAGGAAGCGGAAACGGCCGCGACCATGAACCCGGAACGCGCGGGCGAAATCCGCGGCGAAATTGCCAAGCTGGAGGCGAGCAAGCACGCGACGGTAGCGACCGCGGGCGAAGTTGCCGCGTACACCCTGCGGAACACCGCCCTGATGCCGGGCATGGAATTCGTCAAGGACTGGACTCCGGCGCACCATCGCGCCGTGGCCGAGGCGATCATCGGCGCGCGTGCAGGCCAGAGTACCGCCGTGGGCATTGGCTACGATGCGGCAAGCGGCGGACTGGTGGAGTT